CCTCGATGCGGTCGATCAGCGCGTTGATCCGCATGCGCAGCTGGTCGAGGTAGCGCGCGTGTCCTTCCGCCTCGGCCGCAGCGGCGTGCAGCGCATCGGTCAGGGGCGACTGCGCCGGGCTCACCGCTTGGAGCGCACCACGGACGCCTGCCGTCTGGGAACCGACAGTGGCTTCGCCGCAGGCAGGGGGCACCGGAGCCAGCACGTTGCACAGCTTGGACTCCAGCTCGCTGATGGTGTTCGCGATGGCGGCCGACATGCTGGCGCAGGACTCGTGCGCGACGTTGATGCGGTTCTTGGCCTCGTAGACCGGGATCGAGCGCGGCGCCCCCTCCAGCTTGCTGGCGAATTGCTGGACGGCCTGGGTGTATTGCTGGGCGGAATGGGTGGAGTTCAAGGTGGTTTCCTTGTGAGCAGGCCGAATGGACGCTCTCGGCCGATGGAGCGGTTTTTGTCAGCGAAGCGTCTGCCGAAGCAGCCGCGCGATCCCGTCCGCATCGCGGTCGTAGTACATCTGCATCACCTGGGCGATCACGGCCTCGGCGTGGGCCTTCGTGAAGCCAGCAGTCCGCGGGGGAGCCAGGCTGTCGTCTTCAGCTGGAACTGCGCACCGCCTGACGTCCACGTGGCTCTTGCAGATGCACGCCAGCACGGCGCGATGGCATGCCGGACACGGCGGCTCGCCCACCCTTGTCATGGCCTGCTGGACCGTCAGGCCATCCGCGCTGGTGATCAACATGGCGCCACGGCCCTATCGGGCTGCTCCGATGTGACCGGGGAACGGCTGCGGGAGAGGCGCGAGGTCCTGCGCTTCGTCCTGGTTTCCGCCACCACCACCGCCACAGGCAGCCAGCAGCACCAGCACCGCGAGGTAGACGGCAGCTCGTTTCATGGAGGACTCCTCAGAGGCCGTCGTGGACAGCCCCGAGGACATCAGTCCCCGGGCATGTCTGGCCAGTGCTTGTTCGACTTGCGGTGGTTGTCGATGTACGGGAGCACTTGCAGGTTCCAGGGAACATGCAGCCCGCAAACGATCGGACTTACCAACGGAACGATGTGGTCGACGTGATGCTTGTCGCCCGTGGTCTGGGTGAGGGACTTTGCCTCGCCATATGGCGCCCGGAGCGCCGAACGATCAACCCACGCCGGAGTTGCATTGACGAGCCTTGCTCGACGCCACGCCACCGTGGCCGCTTTTACCGCGGCGATGTGAGGGAGCTTGGCTAACCTTCGCTTGTACGCGCGAATTGCTTCACGGTTTGCGGCGGCGTATGCCTTCTGTTTCACGCGCTGCGCGTCTACGTTGGCGCGTCGGTATGCCAGGTCTTGGGCTGCCCTCTTCGCCTTGCCCGCAGGGGTTGCCCGCTTCGCGCGGTCTTTCGCGAGGACATCGTCCCGGTTCGACTCGTAGTAAGCCCGAGCTCGCACCCGAGATTTCTCCAGGTGCGCCAGGTACTTGCCATCCGCGTTGGCCTGCCGCCATTCTTTCAGGCGCGCGTTGTCACACGCCTTGCAGCAGCCCACGCGCCCATCCCGATTCCTGGCATCGCGTCCAAACGATGCGACGTCCTTCTCGGTGCGGCACTGCTTGCAAACCTTAGAGACCATCTGCGAAAACCTCTGGCTCCAACATCTTTTCGTCCACCAACACAGGTGGAAGTGGATCTAAATCATAGAGGCGCGAAGTCGCGTCGATCATGTCTTTCTTGGCGCTGAACGGATACGTGAGGTACTCGTCCAGGAAGCCCTTGTTCAGGCTGTAGAGCGCACCGTCTTCATCTTTTTGGTAGACCGGCTTGAATATCCGGTACGCCTGCCCGGCATCGCGCGCCGCCTTCTGGTTGCGCGTCTCGTACGCCTCGCCCTTGTCGTTCACGCAGACTGCGGCCAGGTGGAACTTGTGCTGCATGAAGTCGGGCTGCAGGCGCTGCACCCGGTCGTCCTTGGACTGCGCGCCCTCGCTGACCCAGTTCAGCTCGATGATCTCGAAGTGCTCGCCATCGCGCTGCATCTCGAGCTCGAAGTGCTCCAGGTCGGCCTGCATGCCGTAGCGCTCGTAGCCGCACTTGACCAGCTGCACGCCCGGCATGCGCAACCACTTGCGGCGCAGCGTGCGCAGGGCCACCCAGCGCTGCTGCAGCCCCATCTTGTGGCGGTAGCCATCGAGCAGCCACCGCTGCCCCGATGCGTCGACGCCGACAACCGCCATCGCGGTGTTGTCCGAGTCCTTCTTCCGGCTGTGCGCCGGGTCCACCATGATGTAGACGTTCAGCGTCGCGGGCCGCACGTCCATGAAGGACAGCCACTCGCGCTTGAACATCGCCTGCTTGCCGGCTGCCGGGTCCTGCAGCATCTGCGCTGCCAGGATCGCTGGGCCCTGTGTGAGCTTCTTGTGCGCCCACGCTTCTGGAGACAGCAGCACCGGCTTGCCGGTCGCCAGGCCATCCTCCGTCGCCGCGTACTTGCGCACCTTGAGCACCTTGCGATCCAGGATGTCCTGGTAGGTGTCCATGTAGCTGTAACGCGTGCCGACATGCCAGGCTCGCCCCAGCCCGTTGGCGCCCGCAGCGCCCAGGTTGTCCGACAGGGCCCAGGCATCCGTGGTCTTGCGCACCTGGTCCGGCGTGTTCACGCTCTCCAGCGTCACTACGTCGTCATAGACGCGCAGCTGGAAGTGGGCGCCCGTAGGCTGACCATCCACCAGGCCGTGCCCTTCGACCGTCGCCTCCTTGGGGTTGCCACGGCGCCGGACAACGATGCCCTTTTCCTCGCTCCACGTCGGGCTCTCCTTGGTGGGCCGCGCGTAGAACACGTCCGGATAGACCCGCTGGAGCAGCTGGTTCGACTCGAACTCCTGCTTCAGTTGCAGCAGGAACTTCCTGGCCACCGGCTTCGTGTGGCTGAAGATGCCGATCGTGATCTCCGGGTCCCGTGCGATCTCCTGCACGATTCCGGCGAAGGTGATGATGGTGCTCTTGTAATGCTCTCTAGCCCATAGGTCCAGGTGCCCGTCCGGCGCCGCCTCGACCTCCCGGCAGCGCGCGTACAGCCACGGGTGCACCGCGTCCTTGCGACCAAGCAGCCGCACCAGCAGGTAGTAGCGGTCATTCCGTCCCAGCCACGCCCGGCCGGCGTCCTGATGCCCTCGCTCGATCGCTTCCCACAAGTCAGGCAGCGCTTCGAAGGGCGCGGCCTGCAGGTCCTTCCTGAACCCTTCAGGCAGCTGCAGCGGCATGGCCCAGACGCTTGTCGAAGGCCTGCCGCAGCTCGGTGTAGTCCACGTCCTGGACGGGCTCGCCTGCGGTCGATTGCGGCGGCGGTGGCGCTTCGTCCTTCTCGTCGGTCAGCCCGAATGCCTGGCGCTCCAGGCCCACCAGGTGCTTCATCGCCGTGGCCAGGTCCTTGATCACCCCGGCATGGGCCGGCAGGCTCACCGCCTTGAGCATGGCCGCGCGCCGGCGATAGTCCGGCTTGCCGTCATCCCCGGTGCCCATGGTGTCAGCCTCGATCGTCTCTTCCAGTTCATCCCGGCTGGCTGCGGCTTCCTGCAGTTGCCCGAGGAGCATGCCGACCATCTGCTGGCCGGCCTGGATGGCACCGCGGTGCTCCCGCACCACCTGCACGATGGCGCGGGCGGCGACGTCGACCACTTCCCGCTCCGATGCCGTACGCACCTCACCGTACGCAGTGTGCGTACTGCGTACCGGCACGCGTACGAGCGCCGCCCTCGCCGCTTCCCGAACCTTCTCGCTCAGGTCACGCTTCCACGGCTCCGGCTTGGCATTCTTGGCCCACTTGCGGACCGCGCCTTCGGACACGCCATGCTTGGCGGCAACGGCGCGTACCGACATGACGCCCGCCCTGTAATCCGCCTCTACTGCGATCAGGTCTGGCCCAGTGTCGAGCACGCCCCGATCTGGGGTAGCACTCTCCATTGCTCTCTCCTTGCGTCAGTTGTAAGAGTTCAAGTCGAACCCTTGCCGTTACGCGTAACTGCGCCTATTGTTAGCTCCATCAGCAACGCACTTCAGGAGACCGACATGGCATACGTTGACCAGGACAAGAAGGCGAAGATCGCGGTGGCTCTCAAGGCCGTCATGCCCAAGGGCTGGAAGCACACCCTGGCGGTGCGCAACCACAGCACGGTCGTCCTGACGATCACTGCTGCCCCGTTCGACCTGATCCGGGCCATGAGCGGCAATGACTGGTTCGACCCGCAAACGGCCACCAAGGCCAGCGTGAACAACCACCACGTGCGCGAGTGCTTCGCCGACGAGTGCGTGGCCGACGTGTTCGAAGCCATCGTGGGGGCCCTGAATACCGACAACCACGACCGCAGCGACCTGATGACCGACTACTTCGACGTCGGCCACTATGTGGACATCAGGATCGGTCGCTGGGACCGGCCCTTCGCGGTCCTTGCCGCTCCGGCTCTCGCTGTCTGAACCCCGGGGCTTCGGCCCCTCCTTCAAGGAGAACGCCATGATTTCTCGTACCCGCCAGAACTGGGAACCCGGCCAATCGGTGAAGGTCGGCTTCCTGACGCTTACGGTCGTCCAGTGCATCCCGACGCCCGGCGACTACGCGCCCGACGCCTACATCCTGATCAACTCCGGGCAAAACCAGCTGTACAAGTTCGTGCCGCACAACGGGCTGACCAAGCTGTCGCTGACCGATGCCAACGACCTGATCGCCTCGTCCGTCGATCTGGCCGCCGCCGCCACCCGGCGTGCGATTGCAAAGGCTGCTGCATGACCGCCCTGACCACGAAAGAGCGGCAGGAAGCGCTGCGCGCCCGCCGGGCCATGCTCGGTATGACTGAGGTCCGGGGCGTCTACCTGCCTCCGGATCTGCACCCGGTGCTTAAATCATTCGCCCAGCGCCTGGCGCGCAAGGCCGCGAAACAAGCCGACGATTCACTCCCTGACCCGCGCGACGCAGGGGATGTTCCAGGTGGCCAGAAGCCCTGAGCCGCCGTTGGCGGTCAGGTTCATGGTGTAGCGGCCGCCTGCGGT